CGCGCGAAGGAAGGCGACCCTGCGATCGAGGGGGCCGACGAGCTGACCGTCCAGTCCAACCTCGTCCCGCTCAACAAATTGGGCGACCTCGGCGGCAAGCCGTCGGCGCCAGCACCCGGAGACGCGCTGCCATGAAACTGAAATTCCTCAACCAAGCCATCGACCTGAAGGATGCTGAGATCCAGGCGGATGGCACGTTTACCGGCTACGCCTCGATCTGGGGTGAGGTCGACAGCTACAACGAGGTCGTCGCCAAGGGCGCGTTCGCCAAGTCGCTGAAGGACTATGCCAAGCGCGGCAAGATGCCGAACATGCTCTGGCAGCATCGCTCGGACAAGCCCATCGGCGTATGGCTGTCGATGGTCGAAGACGCCAAGGGCCTGAAGGTCACCGGGCGCCTGGCCACCGAGGCGGCGCAGGGGGCCGAGGCGTATGCGCTGCTAAAGCTGGGCGCCATCGACGGCCTCTCGATCGGCTACGTGGCGACCAAATGGGAAGAGGACACGAAGACCAACATCGTCACCCTCACGGAGATCAATCTCTGGGAGGTTTCGCTGGTCACCTTCCCCGCAGGGCCGAGCGCGCGTATTGATGGGGTGAAAAATGCGCTGGAACATGGCAAGCTACCCACATTGAAGGATTTCGAGGCGTTCCTGCGAGATGAGGCAGGCTTCTCGAAAACTCAGGCCGCAGCCATCGCGGGCAAGGGTCTGAGCCACCTTCTCCGTCAGCGTGAGGCTGACAGCCAGAACCGCGAATTGAAATTGGCCGACCTTCTGGCCGTCATCACTTCCCAATGAGGATCCACGCATGAATATTTTCAACCTTTTCGCCCTCGGCATTCGTCGCGGCGAGCAGAGCGGCAAGATCAAGCACACCGGCTACCGCGTCGGCCGTAAAGACGGCGTCGACCCGGAGCAGCTGAAGGCTGCCCTGAAGACCGCCCTCGAAACGCGCGACGCCGAGATCAAGGGTCTCGTCGCCAAGTCGAACGAGGAGATCGAGAAACTCGGCAAGGCTTCCGCCGAGACGGTCGCCGCGCTGCAGAAGGCGGCCACGGATGGCGTCGCGCTGCAGAAGCGGCTGAATGGCGTCGAGCAGGAAATTGCCGAGATCAAGTCCATGCGTTCGCAGATGGGCGACCCGCAGGCCGTCAAGTCCGCCGGCGCCCAGCTCTGCGAATCCGAGGACTTCAAGGACTTCGCCGCCAAAGGCCGTGGCACCGCGATCCTGCAGCTGAAAGCCGTCACCAACGTGACCAGCGCCACGACGGGCACCGGGGCCGCGGGCAGCGCGATCCAACCGGATTGGCTGCCGGGCGTTGTCAGCCCCGCGTTGCGCCCGTTCACCATCCGCGATCTGCTGATGCCGGGCCGCACCAGTTCGAACATCGTGCGCTATGTGCGCGAGTCGGGCTTCCAGAACATGGCCGCTGCGGTGGCGGAGGGCACCTCCAAGCCGCAGTCCGACCTGTCGTTCGCGCAGGTTGACTCGCCGGTCCGCACCTTGGCTCACTGGCTGAAGGCGTCCAAGCAGATCCTTGCCGACGTGCCGATGCTGTCGAGCTACATCGACACCCGCCTGACCTACGGCCTCAAGTACGTCGAGGAAGCGCAACTGCTGTCGGGCGACGGCACCGGCGAGAATCTGCTGGGCCTCATCCCGCAGGCGACCGACTTCGATGACGCCCTGCGTGCGGCCGGCGACAACAAGATCGATGTGCTGCGCAAGGCGATCCTGCAGGTGCGTGTCGCCGAGTACCGGGCCAGCGGCATCGTGCTGAACCCGATCGACTGGGCGGATATCGAGTTGACCAAGACCACCACCGGCGAGTACGTCTGGGTCAACGTCGGCACGGGCGCCAGCCCGCAGCTGTGGCGCTTGCCCGTCGTGGATACCAATGCGATTCCGGCCGGCAACTTCCTGGTCGGCGCGTTCAACATGGCGGCCCAGGTGTTCGACCGTGAAGACGCCAACGTCCAGGTCTCGACCGAAGACGGTGACAACTTCATCAAGAACATGGTGACGATCCGCGCCGAGGAACGCCTGGCGCTGGTCGTGTACCGGCCCGAGTCGTTCGTCTACGGCCCGTTCGCCGCTCCCACGACCTGATCTTCGTCGGCAGGGACGATGATGTTGGAGGGCGGGGCGGCTGATTGAGCGCCCCGCTCACCTTCCCACGCTGGAGAGCCCCATGTCGCACGTCATCCTGAAATCGTTTTACGCTCCCGAGGTCGGCCGCGTCGCCATTCGCGGCGAGCCGTTCACCCCGAGTGACGAGGTTCGCGCTGCCGATCTCGAACGAGGCGGCTTGATCGCCCCCGCGCCCGAGGGCAAAGCGCACCGCACCGCACCGCAGAACAAGGACGCTGCCAAGCAGCGCAAGAACAAGTGAGCCGCATCGGTGTCGGCCGGATCACCTGCGGAGTACGCGCGCTACGTCCGCTGCTTGCCCCGAGCGGAGCGGTAGTCGAGGAGTTCACCGACGTCGACCGCCGCGGCCCCGCCTACGCACGCAATGAAGTCCTGCACCGGCTGTACGCCGCCGGGTGCGATTACTTTTTCCTATTCGATGACGACTGCTACCCGGTCATGCCGGGATGGGCCGAGTATTTCGTCGCGCAAGCCAGCGCGCACGGCCTCGGCTACCTCGGGCTGCCTGAGATCTTCAAGAGCCGGGCGCTCAGGGTCGAGAGCGAGATGGGCTGGTGGGACTCGACGGTCGGGTGCTTCAACTTCCAGACCCGCGGCATGCTGGAGCAGGTCGGGTACTACAACGAAGCCTGCCGCACCTACGGGTACGAGGATTCCGGCCGCAACGATCGCGTGCGCCGTATCCTCGGGCGCGGCGGCCTGCCCTCGCCAATCCGAGCCTCGGCGTACATCCATTCCGAGGACGTGTTCGCCGAGCATCCGGTGCCCAACATGACGGCAGAGGAAAAGTATGCCGCGATCGAGGCGAACCGCCCCATCTGGCACGCCGAGCTGGACTCCGAGCAACTGTACTACCCCTATCCGCGAGAGACGGCATGAGCCTCCTGGAACTGCATGGCGGCGGCCCGACGTCCTGCGGCTATCATCGCATTGACCTCCCGTTCGGCCAGCTGAAGGTCGAGCCCAAGGTGCCCGTGCTGGTGTTCAACCGGTATATGCAGCAGGGCGCCGGGGCGCTCGTCGCCAAGCGCCGGCAGGGCTTCAAGATCGTTGCCGACCTCGACGACTTCTGGGACTTGCCGCCCGAGCACTACTTGGCGGGCGCGTGGAACGCCAGCGGTACGCCCGCCAAGATCCGCGCGTGCCTGGCCGCCGCTGACGTGGTGCTCGTCACGAACGTGGCCCTGGCCGATCACGTCCGCGCGCTGAACCCCAACGTGGTCGTCGTGCCCAACTCCCTGCCGTTCGACGAGGGGCAGTTCACGCGCGCGACGCCGGGCTCCGAGACCTTCGTCTACGCGGGTGGCCCGAGTCACGTTCCCGACGTCGCGCCCTCGGCCGAAGCCTTCAACGACCCCCGTGTCATCTTTGCGGGTGACGATCCGAAGCACCCCGAGTGGCTGAAGATGCGCCAGTACGCGCCTCGCGCCCGGTACGTCGCCTCGCGCCCGGTCAGCGCGTACATGCCTGCTTACGACGGCCACATCGCGGCCCTTGCGCCGCTGGCGGACAACCCGTTCAACCGCTGCAAGTCGAACCTCAAGATGCTGGAGGCGGGCGCGAAGGGTCTGCCGCTGATTGCTTCAAACATGTCGCCCTACGCCAACGATACGGCTGCGGGGAATGTCCTGCTCGCTGGCAGCACCGCGGAGTGGCAGGCGCACCTGCGCTTCCTGCGAGAGCGGCCGGCCCGCGCGGTGGAGCTGGGAGAAGCCCTCGCCGCCCACGTCCGCAGGCGCTATCAGCTGCGCGACGCCAACGAAACCCGCCGGCAAGTCTTGGAGAGCTTCGCATGATCCACTACGTCTCCCCGTGGACCGAGGGCAACATCGGCCGCGGCTTGAACGAAGCGATCGCGCGGCTGCCCGACGAAGACTGGGTCTGTGTGCGCGATGGGGACACCCTGTTCCTGGAGCCCGATTGGGGCCGGCAGATTGCGGCCATCGTGGAAGCCAACCGCGATCAGTTCGATCTCATCTCTTGCATGACCAATCGTCTCAAGGCGAGCTACCAATTGCATGACGGGCGGATCAGCGATGAGCCGGACCTGAATACCCACATTGGCATCTCCCGCCAGCGCCGCCTGGCGCACGGCACGCACGTCGAGCCAACGCCGCTCGGCCCGCTGGCCGCGATGCTTCTGCTGTTCCCCAAGTCGCTCTGGGCGGCGCATCCGTTCGAGGAACGCACAATCTACTTCGATCAGCTATTCTGCGCCGAGGCGCGCGCACGCGGCGCTCGACTTGGGGTAGCATGGGGCTTGTACGTCCTGCACCTCTATAGGTGGGGCCACAAAAACCCAGCGGCATACACGGGGCACCTCGCATGAGTCTGGTACCGCTCGAAACTCTCAAAGCGCAGCGCAAGGTGACCTACGCCGTCGAGGACGACTTGCTGCAGGGCTACCTCGACGCCGCCGACGTGCACGTCCAGAACTTCCTGAACCGCAATGTCTATGCGGATTCCGGGGCCTACGCGGCCGCGATGGCGCAGGCAACGACCGACCTGGCTGCGGCTGACGCCGCTTGGGGTGCCGCGACGGCCGCATGGCAGGCATTGCCAGCGGGCGATATGGCCGACCTCGCCTACGAGAAGCTGACCGCGGACTGGAACGCCGCGAAAGAGGTGTACCTCAAGGTCGCCTACGGCAAGGTCATCACCCCGAACATCTCGCAGGCGATCGTGTTGCTGGCCGCCGGCTGGGACGCGAACCGCGAGTACGTCATCACCGAGTTGAGCAATGCGATCGAGCTGCCGATGGGCGTCGTGGCGTTGCTCTCCCCCGACCGCGTGCGGCAGGGTGTCTGATGGCACGCTCGGGGGCCAAGCGCCACTCGATCACGCTGGAGCACCAGGAGACCAGCGGCATCGACGAGTACGGCTCGCCGATCACCGCATGGGTTGCGCAGAGCCCCGACGTTTGGGCGAGTATCGAAGCGCCGAGCGCCAAGACGATGCGCAACGCGGGCGAGAAGGTGCTGGGCGGCGCGGTGACCGGCGTGGACTTGCTGGAGGTCACCCTCTACCCCGTCGACGGCTTGGAGCCGGTCAAATGGCGCTTTCGCTGGAACGGCCGCGTTTACGACATCAAGACCGCGCGCCTGAGTAACGACATGAAAGACCTGATCCTGCTGGCGATGGTGGGGGCCTCCGATGGACTTTAGTTTCCAGACGCCCAACCTCGCGGCCTACGAGCGGCATTTGCTCGCGATGGGCACGAAGGCAGCGCGCGCGGCGGGCCGCAAGGCGCTGCGCCAGGGCACCAACATCGTCCTGGCCGAGTCCCGCCGTCTGGTGAAAGCTGGGCATCCGCAGTTCCCTGAGAAAATCACCGGGCTCATGGCGCGTTCGCTCTACACGCACGACCGCGGGATCATGGGCGACACGATCCTTTTCAGCGTCGACCTGAAGGGCATGGCGTTCTACGGCCGGTTCGTTGAGTTCGGCACGTCGCGCTCGCGCGCCTACCCCTTCATGCGCCCTGCCGCGGAGAATACCGCGCAGGAAGCCGTCGGCGTCATGGCCGGTACGTTGGCCATCGAGATCCAAGGTTACTGGGGGGCGTTCGGATGAACCTCGAAACGCAGATTGTCGCTTCGCTCACGCCGATTGCCGTCACGACGCCCTTCGCCGACGCCGACCCCACGGCACACCCGCGTATCACGTACCAGACGGTCACCGGCAGGTACAACGAGAACCTGCGGGGCTCGGGCCCCTACCGGGGGGCACGGCAGATCGACGTGTGGGCGCTCAGCTACGGACAGGCGCATGGACTTGCCGATCAGTGCAAGGTAGCATTGCGCGCGGGGCTGAATGTTGGGTCCATCACGGACAACCCAGACGATTACGAGACGGACACGAAGCTCCATCGGGTCAGTTTTGACGTTGCAGCTTGGCTTAAATAACTCACTGAGGACACCGGCATGAAAGCAATCACCTCGTTTCTCCTGATGGTCCGGGCCTTCGTGCTCTCCGTCGTCACCCCCGCCCATATCGTCCGCCATACCGGCTTGCGCTACGGCACCAAGGCATCCCCCGGCGTCAACGAAGCGGTCAGCACCCAGGGCTTCATGCTGGAGGTCGACACGTCGGCGGCGCCGCACACCACGCCGACTTGGGTTGAGGTCGGGCAGGTTACCGACATCCCCGATCCGTCGCAGGAAGCCTCCGATCTGGACGCCTCCAATCTGCGCAGCTTGGCGAAGGAGTACATCGCGGGCCTGCAGGACTCACAGTCGGTAACCATTACCGGCCAGCGTATCGCCACCAACGAAGGCCAGAATTTCCTGCGGGACAACTCCGGTGCGGCGGGGGTCTTTCCGTTCCGCAATACCTACTCGGACGGCTCGGTCCTGACGTATAGCTCGACCATCAAGAAGTTCGGCGTCACCGGCGGCACCGACGCCGTGATGATGTTCACCGCGACCGTCCGCCCGTCCGGCGCGCAGGTCTGGAGTGGCACCGGCGGCCCGACCACCTGATCCCGCAGCGACCTTTGCCGGCCCTTCGGGGCCGGTCTCTTTCCAATCCTGCCTACTGGAATCCGACATGCCCCTCACGCGCGAACAGATCCTCGAAGCCTCTCGCAAGCTTCCCTTCACCGACGTGCCCGTGCCCGAGCTGGGTGGCGACGTGCGCCTCACGGCAATGACCGCCAGCGCCCGCATGGACTGGGAGAAAAGCTCGTTCCCCGAGGGCACGGCGGACTTGCGCGAGTACAGCCTCGGCTTGATCTCGCGTAGCCTGATCGGCGACGACGGCAAGCCGATGTTCTCGACCGACGAGATCGGCGAGTTCGCCCAAAGCAGCGTGGTCACCCTCGCTGGCGCCGCGCGCAAGTTGAACGGCATCGGCGCCGAGGCGGTCGCTGAAGTCGAGGGAAAATCCGAAGGGAGCCCGGTCGAGCCTGGCGATTCCAACTCGCTTGGCGACTCGGGTTCCCCCACCCGGACCTGATGGTCGAGGGGTTGAACTCGGTGCAGCTTGCCGAGATGGAAGCCTACGCACGGATCGAGCAAGACCCCGAGGGCGAAGTGGCGCGGAGTGCGAGGCTGGCGACTGAGGCGCGGGTGAAGGCGGAAGAGTCCAAGAACCGATTTATCCGTGCGTCGAAAGCCGCCGAGGAAGCAGCCCATGGCAACCGTAGCAACGCTTGAAACCCGGATGGCTCTCAACTCCACTGCCTTTCGGCAGGGGATGATCCAAGCAGCCAACCAGGCCAACGCATCGCTCGGTTCGATCAGCAAGCAAGCGGGCGCTACGGCGTCCGTTCTGCTGTCCCTCAAGCGCGCGGCCAATACCTTCGGTAGCTTTTACCTCGTCAAGGAAGGTCTCAGCTCGCTGATCGAGGCGCAGAAGCAGCTGCAGGCCATCCAATTCACGCTGATGGCAGCCACCGGCTCGTCGACGCTGGCCGCCGACGCTTTCCAGTTTGTGCGCGACGAGTCCCAGAAGCTCGGCCTCGTGTTGCCGACGGCGGCGCAGGGCTTCGCCAATCTCTCCGCGTCGGCCACCGCGGCCGGCGTGAGCCTGTCGGACCAGAAAGAACTGTTCGATGCCTACGCGCGTTCGTCGACCACGCTGCACCTGAGCACCGAGCAGTCCAGCCGTGCGCTGCTGGCGCTGGAGCAGATGTTCGCCAAGGGCACGATCCAGGCGCAGGAGTTGCGCCTGCAGCTCGGCCAGGCCATTCCGGGCGCCGCGCAGCGCTTCCAGAACGCGGTCATGGAGATGACCAAGGGCACGTCGCTCGCCGGCAAGTCTTTCGACCAGCTTCTCGCTGCCGGCGACCTGACGACCTCCAAGTTCCTTCCCGCGCTCGTCAAGGCGCTGCAGGAGTCGGGCCGTGGCGTCGAGCAGGCCGCGCAAGGCTTGCAGGCCAACTTGAACCGTGTGCAAACCGCGTGGTTCAACCTCAAGACCGAGGTGAGCGGGGGCCTCTTCAACGACGCGGCGACGGCCGGCGCTGGCCTTCTGGCCGACAATCTCTCGCGCATCGCCGGGCTGGTCACGCTGATCGGTGCGGGCGGTCTGGCCAAGATCAGCGGTGGCGCACTGGACTCCGGCGCCAGCAAGGTCGCGCGGCTGCAGCAGGAGTACAAGGGCGCCCAGATGGCGGCGGCGGCTGAGGTCAAGTACGCCAGCGCCATCGAGGCGACGGCTGCGGCAAATCTACAGCGCGCCGAAGCTGCGGCGCTGGAGAACCAGGTCGTCAAGGACGCGGCAGCTTCGGCGTTGGCCGACGCGAAGGCGCGCGAGATCGAGGCGTTCGGCATCAAGGAAGCCGCGCTCGCCGAGATGCAGCGGGTGGAAGCGGCGGCAGCGCTGAACGAGTCGATGGCCGCCGGCACGGTGGCGAAGCGCACCTCGGCAGAGCTGGACGTGCGTCTGGCCGCCACGAGCAAAGCGCTGACCGCGGCTGAAGCTCAGCTCACGGCGTCCTTGGTCACCCAGGCTGCGGCGCGCGACACTCTGGCACTCGCCGAGGGCCGGCAAGCCGCATTGCGCGGTGGTGTGCTGGAAGCTTCCGCCGCAGCGACGGCCGCAGCAGCGACGGCCGCCGAGGTTCGAGCCGCAGAAGTAGCGCTTGGCGGGTTCGCTGCCGCTGCGGGCCGCGCGGCCAAGTCCTTCGGTGCGTTCGCGATGGGCCTCGTCGGCGGCCCGTGGGGCCTGGCGGTCGCGGCGATCGGCGCAGTGGGCTACGCGATCTACAAGGTCAACGCGAATTGGGACGAGTACCTCAAGCACGCGGATGAGGTTGCCAAGTCGAACGAGGAAGTCACGCAGACTCTGAAGGATATGGCGGCCGCCTACACCGACGTGGCTACCCGCCCGGATGCCGGCGCGCTCTCCGCGGGGCTGGACAGCGCGGGTAAGGCTGCAGCGGATGCCCGGAAGGAACTGGACGATCTGATCGCCAAGCGGGATGCCCTCGGAAAGCTATCGACTCCGGGGCTGGTCAGCTTGCCCGGAGTCGACTCGGCCGCGTCATCGGCGATCGGCGAGCTGGACGCGAAGATCGCGCACGCGCGCGGTACGCTGGACGACCTCACCGCGGCATCCAGCAAGACGCAACAGGAGCTTGCCGCCGAACTCGCCCCCGCGGTGGTGAACAGCGTCGGCCCGGCGCTTGACTTGCTGGCCACGCGGGTCTACGGCGCCAAGGATGCCTTCGCGGCGCTGCAGGGTCTCGCCTCGATCCCGTCATCTTTCGGCGACTTGGTGGCGCAGGCGACCGACGCGAGCAAAGCGTTCAAGGCGTACTCGGCGGAATCGGAGGCCGCGGCAGCTGCGTCGCTGAAGTCGATCCAGAAGCACGGCAAGTCGAATGAAGGGTTGGCGCAAGTTCGGCTGGATCTGCTGAAGAACTCGGCGGCTTGGAAGAACATGACCGCCGACCAGCAGTCGGCGGCGGTAGCACAGGAACAGACGGAGGCTGCTCTGGGCCGCGGTCTCGACGCGCTCAGCAACAAGACCAAAACACACAAGAATACGGTCGACAAAGCTGCCGAAGCCTACGCCAACCTCAAGAACGCGCAGGAAGGCCAGCTCGCCACGTTGCGCGGGCAGCTCGCCGGCACCGACGGCTACAGCGAAGCGCAGAAGGCGCTAAACGTGATGCTGGCCGGCGGCACCTCCGAGTTCCGCAAGATGACGACGGCGAAGCAAGCCGATGTGATCGCCACGCAGAAACAGATCGTGGCGATGCAACTCGACGTCGACAAGCGCAACTTGCAGATCGCCTCTGCGCGTCAGTTGGCCGACCTCGACCGCCAGATTGCCGAGGAACAGGCCGATCGCGCGCGCAAGAACGCCGCGCAGGTCGAGGGCGTCGGGCACGGCAGCGAGTGGAACGCCGAGCGCCAGGCGATCGACGAGGTGACCGATTCGACCCGCAAGCAGATCGCCGCGGAGGACGCTCGGTATCGTCAAGCCATCGACAACGCCAAGGCCAACGGCACGATCGCGGCGGTCCAGGCGCAGCTCGACGAAACGCACCTCCAGATGCTCGGCAAGCTCCAGGCGGCCGGGGTGCTGGACGCCAAGAGCACGCAGGATAATTTCGGCGCCATGAAGGCGGCGCAAGCGGACTGGAGTAAGGGCGCGCAAGCCGCGCTGGAGGACATCCAGTCTAGCGCGGCGGACGCCGCAGGCGCCGCGAAAACACTATTCACCAACTCGTTCAACAGCGCAGCCGATGCGCTGGCCAACTTTGTGACCACGGGTAAAGGCAACTTCGCGGACTTGGCTCAGTCGATCCTTTCCGACCTCGTCAAGATCGAAACGCGGATTCTGCTATCCCAGGCGCTCACATCGATGTTCGGCGGCGGGATGGGCACCGCGGCAGGATACAACTCCGCCACCCCGCAGCAGCAGGTAGCTTACGACGTGTCTGTGTCGGGCGGCCGGCGCTCCGGGGGCCCCGTGGCGGGCGGCAATCTGTATGAAGTGGCCGAGGGCGGCGCGCCGGAGTTGTTGACCAGCTCGGGACGCACCTACCTGATGATGGGCGCGCAGGGTGGGCAGGTCACCCCGGCCAGCGCGGCGTGGGGCGGCTCGGGGGCGGGCCAGCCGAGAGGCGGGGCGCTCGGGGGCGTACAAGTGGAGATCAACATCACGAACAACGGGCAGGCGGTGCAGGCGACGCAGACAGGCTCGCGTATGGACGGGAAGAAGATGATGATTGACTTGATCCTCGATACCGTTTCGGGGGACACTGCCAAGGGCGGACGCACCGCGCTGGCCACGCAGCAGCGCTTCGGGCTTCAGCGACGCGGCGTACCTGTAGGAGCATAAATCATGGCAAATCCCGTTTGGCCCGCTACGCTCCCGGCCCCCCGCGCGGACTCGGTGGACTATGCGCCGCTGTTCGACAACATCATTAAATCGCCGATGGAAGTCGGACAGAAGAAGCGTCGCAGGGCTACATACGTCCCCGATACCTTCGCGGGCTCCGTGATCCTCGACGCGGTTCAGGTAGCGACTCTGCTGGACTTTGTGGACGAGACGCTCAAGGGGGTGCTCCCGTTCGACTGGGTAGACTGGCGGACGGGGGAGCCGCAAAGCTACAGCTTCCAAACACGGCCCTCGTTCTCGCTATTTCCTGGAACGACGGATTTTTGGGTGGCAAAACTTGACTTGGTGACGACGCTATGAGGGCAGTCTCGCTACCTGCGTTGCGGGCCATGATGGCGCAAGACACGGCCGAGGTTTTCATCCCGTGCCTGACCATCGCGCACCCTGATCTGGACGCGCCGATCCTTTTGGCATACAACACCGAGCCGGTTGTCCGCACGGCGGGCACCTTTCTGCCCTACCCGTTCCAGATCAACCTGCCGCCGCAGTCGGACGAAGAAACGGCCACCGTGCAGCTGACGGTGGACAACACCGACCTGGCCGTCAACGAAAAGCTGCGCACGCTTCAAGGGAGGCCGGAGGTCACGCTTGAGGTGGTGCTGGCAAGTTCGCCTAACGTGGTGGAGGCCGGGCCCTTCCCGATGCAGCTCCAGGGGATAGTGGCCGACGCGGGGAGCATCCAAGGCACGCTGGGGCAAGAGGACGATATTTTCTCGCAGCAGGTGCCCGGCGTGTTGTACCTGCCGACCAACAGCCCGGGGCTGTTCCTGTGACTATCCCCGCGTGGGCCGGCGCGTACATTGGCCTTCCCTACGCCGACAAAGGCCGCGACCGTGACGGCGTGGACTGCTGGGGTCTGGTTCGCGTCGTGCTGGCGGAGGTGGCGCAGCAGACGTTGCCAGACTACAGCGACACTTATGAGAGCGCCTCGGCGCAGGCCAGCGTGGCCGCCGCAGTGGCGGAGGGTCTGCAAAAAGGCTGGACGCCCGTCGCGCAGCCGAGGGCGCTCGACCTGCTGATTCTGCGCGTCGCGGGCCGAGCATGGCATTGCGCGGTAATGGTCAACGAAACCATGTTTCTGCACGTGCCGCCGCCGAGCCGCAACGGCGTACAGCAAGGCGCGTGCATTGAACGACTGGACAGCCCGCAGTGGGCGCGCCGAATTGACGGATTTTACCGGCATGACTGACAGCCAACTTTGCACGCTGGTCGCCAAGCCGCATCCGTTCGCCACCGATACGGTGTACGCGGAAGTGAAGGCGGGCATGACGATTGCGCAGATGCTTGGCGCTGGCGCAACGCAGACGTGCAGCGTGTCCATTGACGGCCATGACGTACCACAGAAGCTGTGGTCGACCGTGCGGCCAAAGCGAGGGCGGGTTATCCACATCGTCATCTACCCGCAGGGTGGGGGCGGCGGGTCGAAGTGGATTCGTCTAGTGGCGATGGTGGTGCTGACGTATTTCACCTATGGCGCAACCGGATGGGGCGCCAGCCTGGCCGGGGCCTCTGGCGTGGGCTCTGCCGCCGCCTGGAGCGCGGGCATCATGTTGGTGGGGACGCTGGCGATCAACGCCTTGGTGCCCCCGCCATCACCCAAAGGCATTGGCGGCAACGGCGACCCGTTCAACCAGCTCGCCAGCCTCACCGGCACCAGCAACCAGCCAAACCCCTACGGGGTCGTCCCGTGCGTTGTCGGCACCATGACCGATTACTTCCCGCCGCATGCTGCGCTGCCCTACACCGAGATCAGCGGCGACGACCAGTACTTGCGCATGATGCTTGACCTCGGGCAGGGCGATGACCTTGACGTGTCGGACATCCGCATCGGTGAGACGCCGATCACGTCGTTCGACGACGTGGAATACGAGGTGACCAAGACGCCAACGCTGTTCACGCAAGACATCTATGAGCAGCAGCTATCTATCACGCTGGACAAATCCAGCGAATACACGCAAACGACGCAAACCGACTGCTCGGAGATATCCATCGACATTACCTTTCCGCAAGGTCTTTTTGCAGTCGACGCTAAGGGTAACTTCGTCTCAGCGTGGCAATACGTGGACATCAAGTTTGCGGTCGCCGGCACCGACACTTGGTACGGCGTCGCCGCGCCAACAGCCGGGATAACGCTGTCGTCGGGTGCCATCCAACCCTATAGCCTTAGCAACTACAAAATCAAGTCGAACGCAAATAAAGCCCTTCGGGTCGGCGTGCGGTGGAAGGTGCCCCCGGGCCAGCAATGGGACGTAAAGATATCGACCGGCACGCCCGGCTGGGACTCAAGCGTTCAGCAGTCCACCAGCATGATCTGGACGGCCCTTCGATCGGTATCGCCAAAAAATCCAAGTACCACCGGCACCACAAAGCTGTGCGTGCGGATCAAGGCGACCGACCAGCTGCAGGGCGTCGTGCAAAACCTCAAGTGCCGCGTCGCGCAGCGCATCCCCAGTTACGACCCGACGACGGGCACGTGGGGCGCGGCGGCCGAGAGCCAGAACGCGGCGCGTATCTACGCGTGGCTGTTGACCCGCTGTCCCGCCGTGCTGCGCCAACTGGCCGACAGCCGCGTGGACTTGGACGACCTGGCCACCTGGGCCACCGAGTGCGACGCAAAAGGGCTGAAAACCAGCTTCGTGATGGACTCAGCGCGGGCATTTGGCGATTGGCTGAGCGACGTGCTGGCCTCCGGCCGCGCCAGCTTCGGCCAGCGCAACGGCAAGTACACCGCGATCCGCGACCTGCCGCAGACCGTGCCGGTGCAGATGTTCACGCCGGCAAATAGCTGGGGCTTCAGCTACTCACGTCAGTATGACGACCTGCCGCACGCGCTGCGGGTGAAGTTCACCAACCCTGAAGCGGCCAGCCAGCAAGACACCCGGCTCGTCTACGCCGACGGCTACACCAAGGCCAATGCCACCCGTTTTGAAGAGCTGGACCTGTCCATGGTGGTTGACCCGGACGCTGCGTGGCGGCTGGGCCGGTATCACCTGAGCGTGATCTACAACCGGCCCAATCAATACAGCTTCCAGGCCGATATCGAGCACATGGTGTGCGAGCGCGGCGACCTCGTGAACGTGGCGCACGACATCATTGGGTGGGGCGTGGCGTGGGGCCGCATCAAAGCCATTGACGGCGATACCATTACGTTAGATGAAAAGTGGACAATTGAAGCCGGCAAGAGCTATGTCCTCCGGGTGCGCAGGCAGACAGGAACGCAAGCGGTGGGTAATGCCTCGACGGGCGGCGCGGGCGTCACGTGGGACATGGATACGATTACTTTCGACTCCGATACCATCTTTTTCGATCAAGCACCGGGCGAGGCAACGGCCGTCAGGCTTACTGCAGATCTAAGCGGCATTGCAGTGGGCGATCTATTCGTTGTCGGAGAGGTGAATCACGAGGTGGCGCCGCTAATCGTGCGCAAGGTCGAACCGGGCGACGATCTCACGGCAACCATTACCTGCGTCGATGCCGCCCCTGCCGTTTGGACGGCCGACGCCGGCACGCCACCCGTGTTCGTTTCCGACATCACCGGCAAATCGTGGTGTGCCGCACCCGACGCCCCCGTGCTGACGATCCGCGCGGGCACCACGGCGGTGGACAACGCCGGGCTTGCCGGCAACGAGTCCGGGTTCTCTGGCGGTGGCGGCAACGCGGGTCTGTACCGGCTCCCCAGCTACAAGCAAAAACAGCTCGGGCTGATCGAATGACCAAGACTGCCGCCAAGTACCACGAGGTGCGCTACCGCATCGCAGGCGCGGACACTGCGTGGAGCGAGCCGCAGCGTTTCGCTGCGACGGCTGAGAAGGTCGTCAACGGCCTGAGCCGCGGCAAGACCTACAACGTGCAGGCGCGTTCGATCAGCGCGTGCGGAGCGATGTCGGGCTGGGCCGATCAGGCCGATATTGTTGTGCCCGCCACAGACCAACGCGTGAGCCAGAGCAACATCAATATGCTGCGCGTGGGCGGCGTGGGCAGCGCGTGGACCGGGTTCTCGATCAGCTACACCAGCTCGTCCACCAGCGCGACCATCAGCTGCACGGCCGGCACGCTGCAGGACGGCGCCAACAATCCGACCTACGCAGCCAGCAGCGTGACAGTCAGCGGAACCGCCTCCACAACGGTCACGTACTACCTGTATTACGACGACCCCGCGGGTGCTGGCGGGGCCCAGACGCTCGGTGCCACCACTGTCTACAGCGACCTGAGCGCGAACCAAGGCCGCATCTTCGTCGGGCAAGTCGATGTGGCTTTCCCGGCCAGCGGCTCGGGTGGTGGCGGTGGCAGTCCGGGCGGCGGCGGACCCGGTTGCGTCACCGTTGACAGCGTCGTGATCGTATTGATCGATGGCGTTGAAACGCCTACCCGCGCTGGCGATGTGAAGGTGGGCGACATGTTGCGCCTGTTCGATCCTGTGACGCTGGAGCCGTTGCAGGGCGTCGTTAGCTACAGCGAACCGAAGCGACAGCCCTGCGTCGAGATCAGCACGGCCTCCGGCAAGATTCTGCATTGCTCCGTTTCGGCACCCATCCCCACGCAGCGCGGCGGGTTGCGCACCGCGCCGAACGTCGCGGGACATGCCGTAGCGATCCGTGTCGATAGCGTGCCACAATGGGACGACGTGACGACGGTGCGCGTCATCGGCGAGCGGATGGTTCAGCACATTACTTGCGAAAACGGCTGCTTCTGGGCCGATGACGTAGGCCACCACAACCTCAAGCCGGTCCTGGAGCTTCCATGAGCTACACAAAACCCACTGGCATCCCCTGCGAAGCCGCCGAAACCGTCGTGCAGCTTGACGACTCCGCCGCCTACGTAGCCGTGCAATGCATCACGCAACGCGACCCATTGAGCAACACGCCGATCTTCGCCGCGTCCGCGCGCTATATCGATGCTACGGGCGCGCAGCAGCACGACGCGGCGGGGCGCTCGATCATCACCACGATCACCCACGCCGCCAGTGCCGACCAAGTCGCCGCGCTGACCGCATCCGTCATCGTGCGCGAATGCCTCTACCTCGTCCTCGGCGAAGCCCTCACGCCCGACCCCGATCACCCGGAGACCAACATGCTGATGTTCAGCGCAGACAACATCGCCCAGTGCTCGATACGTAACGCGATTGCAGCGGCAGCGGTGAACGCGCCGGATGCTGGGGAGGTGCTGTAATGGCATTTCAAAGGCTCATTACCACGCCTGTCAACTCGGGCGCCGGCACTTCGTTAGCCGACGGCGGTGACGCGATTAATGCGAATTTCGATGTCGTAAACGGCATGATCCAGCCCTCGTCAGACGCCGTTCATATCATTGACTTCACCGACGTAGATGGGTGGTCTTGGGGCTGGATACAAGAGGACGGAAGCCTATACACCCCGGGGTATTCGCTGCTGGCCTCTGTCGATGCTTTCGTGATTATCGACGAAGATGGGTGGATTGTTTTTGATGCCACCGACGTTCAAGCGGCAGCAAGCAGTCAGCCGTGGTCTGGGCTTAAAGCGCTTAGCTTCGGCGACTCAATCACGCAGACAGGTGACGTAGACAACGGCGATTTCGGTTTCGGCTTCCGCGCCAACTGGCCTATCTATGCCAGTACCCAACTTGCCACGACCGCGTGGAAAAACTACGCGAAAAGCGGCGCCTCGTTCCGTGAGTACACAGGACAGCTGACGTGGCAGGCGATTTCGCACCAGATCAATACCGCGCTGACCAATGGCGAGACGCCTGATTTCATCGTGCTTTCATGCGGCACCAATGACGCGCTGGTCAATCTCGGCGACTACGCCACGGCGATGGGACGGGCCACGCTTGCTGATCTGGATATGTCGAACACCGCTGAGGCGATGCGCTGGGCACTGTGGTCGATCCGCACGAACTGGCCAGCCGCAAAATGCTTCTACGTGCTGCCGCTACAACGCGCGGACGTTGAGACATCTGTACGCCAGCCCTTGCTTGATCTGCTGACGCAGATGGCTGAGCGCTACTCGTTCGTCGTGATCGACGCCCACCATCAAAGCGACATCGTGAAGGATTTTGAAGTATGGGGATCGGCGGGCCGCGACCTCGTAGATGGCCTGCATCCCATGGATAGCGGGCAGAAGAAGATGTCGAACCTGGTCACCTCCGTAATCCGCAACACTTACAACCACTAAGGACACCAGCCATGCCGCGTATCATCATTCCCGGTAACTACCAAGCGCAGGCCATCCGATATTCTCCGCCCGATACTGACGGGCTTGAGTATTGGGGAATGTTCGGCGACAGCAGCACATTTTCCGGTAAAAATCACGCGCCCGGCAAACCGGGCGCTCTCGTCGTCGGCGCTCCCACTTACTCTGACAACTACATGACGATCATTCCCAGTGCCGCGTCCATCGGCACGCAAGTGCCGCAGTTTCCAGCAATGAGCTTCATCGCCGTCGCAAAAGTATCCGTAGAGGCTAGCGTCGCATCTTTCATTTCCAACGGGAGCGGACCCTCGGTTGCGAATCCAAGCGTCTCTGCGCGAGGTGTCAGTCTAGCCGCTAACGCCGGCACTGCAGGAACTGGAAAAGTATCACTTGCGATGTCCATGTCGGTCATCTCCGCCGGAGTGGACACCCCTTTCAATGCCACCCTCAATGAAACGTTGCCTCTTGATACGTGGGCCTGCATCGCCGGCGTTGTCCAGTCGAATGGGCAATACAAGGTTTACAACCTGAGTGCTGGAACGTCCGCAGTTGCTGTGGCTTCTAGCCCCTACAACCCAGTGACCAGCAATTTTATCATCGGCGCCGCTAATACTAGCCCCTACAGTGACCCGATCAGCATGGCGATGGCGGCTATTTACTCCACCTCAAAAACAGACGGTGAAATGACTGACATCTACAACACCATGAAGGCCTATTTTGGCCGCCGTGGTATTTCGATCTGACATTCATGTGAGCCTTTAAGCCCGTGGCGCCCCGCCTTACTTCCGATACCGCCGTCCCCTCCAGCCGCCCTTGGCCTTGATCGGCCAATCGGCGGCCCACGGTGGCATGACGTTCATCTCGGCCTCGAACGCCTCGATCGACCCGAAGCCCTTGGGCACCTCGGAGGCGTTCTCGTCGTAGACGTGCAGCACGACCGGGTAGCCAGCGGCTTCGAGCCGGTGCTGGCCGTGGCGCAGGATGCGGTTCGCGGTCGCTTGGCAGGCGTTCTCCAGCAGCTTGCCGCTGTACGTGGTCATCACGCACCAGCCGTAGGCGCCCATCTTGGGGTTCGTGTTGTACCCCTCGTAGCTGATCTGCATGCCGCGCCAGTCGTCCTTGCCGGGTTGCAGGCGGGGCTTGTGATACGGGATGTAGCTGCCGTCGGGCAGGAACATGTAGAGCACGTCGTCGTGCACGTACATCGTCAGCCCCGAGTGCGTGCCGTCCAGGCGCATCACCGGGTACTGTGTCTCGGGGTTCTGGATCGCCAGCACTGCCATCCCTTCGAGTCCGTGCATGTACGGCACGCCTTTCCACGGCGGCACGCCCTCAGCGCGCGCGCGGCTCAGCTCCCACTCAGGGCCGGCATTGATCGCCCCACCGGCGGCGAGGGCCGCCAGGTGCCATTGCTGGGTCGACTGGGGGCAGCTCTGGCCGCCGCCGAGGAACACGATGTTCGGGCTCGCCGCGCGCCAGCGCAGGATCAGGTCGCGCGCCTCGGCGTCGTCGCCCTCGAAGCCCATCGCCTTGAGCGCCCCGATCCACCCGAGGAAGCCCAGCGCCAACTCGGTCACCTTGCCCTTCTTGCGCAACGGATGGTGATTGCCGGTCTGCTCCTTGTGCGCGAGGATCTCGGCCAGCGGCACCTTGAAGGTCTCGGCGGCCGACGCCTCGTAGATCTTGCCGTGCGTGCGGAACACGTCGATGCGCCACTGCTCGCCGGCCAGCATCGCGTTCACGACGGCCTCGATCGCCGAGTAGTCGCTGCAGATGAACTCGTGGTCTTCGTCGGTGCAGAGCAAGCTGCGCAGGCTGCCGCCCATTACCGCCAGCGCATCGCCCCAGATCATCTCGACGAAATCCAAGTCCCGTGTGGCTATCGCCGCCAGCCCGTCCTCGGCTGCCGCTGCGTTCCATTCATGCGGCTCGATCTTCGGGCCGAGAACTTTCCCGCAGTGCACGAACGTGTCACGAGGGAGCCAGCTTCCGCACTCGGTACAGCGCCGCGCCGGCTTGCCGACGAAGCACCAAGGGCACGTTTCCTTCGAGCTGGGAAACCAGTGCGCGCAGGTATCGCAGCGATGCACCTCGGGGCCTGAGTTCGGGAAGTTGGTCGGCTGCGGCCCGCTGCCCGTCGGCCGGCCGGTACGCGCGCCATCCACGGTGAACAGGTCATGCACCCGGTTGGCCGCGGTCATCTGGCCGCGCAACGCGTAGACCTTCTTGACGCTGGCACTCCCGATGGCCTGCCGGATCTCCAGCGCGCGGAGGCAGGCGAGCATGTCGTCGCGGGTCATTTCAGGCGCTCCTCAATCAGTGTGCGGTACTCGGGGTTCAATTCGCACCCGAGGTACTGGCGGCAGTGTTGCTTGGCGACGGCTGCGGTCGTCCCCGAGCCCATGAACGGATCGAGCACCACGCCGCCGAGCGGAGAGCCCGCCAAGATGCACGGCTCGATAAGCTCAGGCGGGAACGTGGCGAAGTGAGCGCCCTTGAACGGGCGGGTCGCGACTGTCCACACGTCGCGTTTGTTGCGTGTTTCTTCCGGTTCACGTCGGCTAAGCCCAGCGTTGCCGTTCGTGCTTTTCTTGTCAGGGTGTTCTGCGGGGCCGCGCATCCGGCCACATACCGCAGGCTCCTTGATCGCCTCATGGTCGAAGTAATACTTCGCGGACTTCGACAGCAGGAAGATTTGCTCGTGCGACTTCGTGCAGCGATCCTTGACGCTCTCGGGCATCGGGTTCGGCTTGGCCCAGATGATCTCCTGGCGCAGATACCAACCGTCCGCCTGCAACGCGAACGCCACGCGCCACGGTATGCCGATCAGGTCTTTTGGCTTTAGCCCTTCAACGCTTCTTGACGGTGCGCCCGGAGCGCCTGCGTTCGTTCGCTGTTTAGTCCCAGCCTTATCTGTAACCTTTCGCTGTCCGGGGCTTGCATTGTAGCTATCCCCCAAGTTCACCCAGAGCGTGCCGTCGTCGCGAAGTACATCGCGCACACAACGGAATACCTCGACGAGATTGGCGATGTAGGACTCAGGCGTCTGTTCGAGGCCAATCTGTCCGTCGTGCCCGTAGTCACGCAAACCGAAGTATGGCGGCGACGTGACGCAAGTATTCGCTTGGAGCCCCATCGCGGCGAACGTGCGCAGTACCTCACGGCAGTCGCCGTACCAGATCAGGTTACTCACCCAGTTTCTCCTTGAGTTCTGCGATAGCGCCTTCAACGCTTTCCTGGTCCAGTGAGTCGACGTAGCACCCTTTGCCCGCGAGCCATCCGACGAGCTTCTGCACCTCGCTGGCTTTCTTCACGCAGCCGCCAGTGAGAGTGGCCAGCTCGGCGTTGTAGCGTTCGAGCGCCTGCTCTAGCACGACGATGCAATTCTCGACGCCCGCGCGATCCACCGGGATGCCGCGCTTATTGATCGCCAAGTCGAGCAGCCAGTAGGCGCGGCGGTCGGCGGGCATGTCGGGCGTCGCGGCGCTCACCTCGTCCTCGGCTAGCACGTCGCGGGCGTTGTAGGCGTAGAGGCGCGGGCCGTCGACCGGATCTTCCTCGGGCCGGATGCGCTTCCTCGGGTCTTTCTTCGTCGGCTTGCGCGGCACGCTGAAGCGATCGAGCAGGCGTTTGCCCTCGGCGTCCTTCTGGTGCTCGATGCCCAGTACCTCGCCCACGTCGGCCAGGGCGGGCGGCAGTGACCACGCGCGCGCCTCGCCCATCGAGCAATAGAGCTGCGTCGGGTGGATCGGGGGGAAGCCGTACCGGGGCACCGCGACGTACTCCCAGATCCATAGCTCGAACTTGGCGCCGTGCGCCTCGATCTCGCCGCCGGCAGCAATGTGGGCGCAGAAGTCCGCCGGCAACGGTTGGCCTGGCAGCCAGAGCCGCGCGCCGAGCCCGTCCTTCAGGTCGTAGACCATCGAGAGGATCTCGGTCGTCGGGTGCTGCGCGTAGACCGCCGCCCCGACCGCGGGCAACCCGCCGCAGCCCTTGGCATCGGTGGACGTCTTGAGCCACTTGCCGTCAGCCTCGGACCACTCGAAGCCCGCCTCGCTGTAGGTCTCCAAGTCGAACGATGGCCGCACGGTCGAGTAGCCGAGCCCGACGCGGAGCTTGGTGCCGGCGAGGTGGGTCACGGGTGCTCCAGGTCAGTGCGGTACACGAAGACCTTCAGGCCCATGCGTTCCGCGGTGGCGATCATGTGGCGAGTGCCGGGGCTCTTGCCGTCCCAGAGGGCGATCAGTGCGTCAGCATAGACGGCCATCTGCAGGTTGCGCTGGCGCCCGGCCGCCCTCCCGTAGCGCTTCCAGTCGGCGGGGAATTGGCGCACCGGCAGCCCGGCCATCTGCGCCCACCGCTCGCCGAGCTGATCGACGCCATCGGCGCAACCGCTGACGATCTCGGTCATCTCGAACTTCGCCGCGGTCACCGCGACCGCCAGGAGGCAGATGCGGGTGATCGTGCGGCTGCCGGCGATGATGGTTTTCATGCGGTCACTCCAAGTAAGCGCCGGGCTCGTCGTGAGCCCGGCGCACGGTGGGTTACGCCTGCATCATCCCGTTGGCGATGAGCTGCTCGTCGCTCCAGCCTTTCTCCACGTACGACTCGTAGCTGAAGCCCTGCGCGGCGGGGAGCATCACGCGGCCGGCCGGTGCGGGCGGACCCGGAGGCGCTGCCGGAGCGGGCGGGCCGGCGAGGATCGCCGTGTGCGGCTGGGTGACGACGGGCGTGCTCGGCGCGGGAGGCGTCGGGGTTGCCGGGGCGGCGGGCGTGCCGGGGCTCGGAGGCGTACCCGGCGCTGCCATCGCGGCGATCGGAGTGGCGCTGGCGCCGGGCGGCAGCGCGGCCTGGCCGAAGCCAACCTGCGACGCGTCCACCGTCACGACGATCTCGGGGCCGAAGCCACTGTGGGCGACCATCGAGTGGTTGATGTAGACGCCGGGCTTCGAGGAGCTGCCATTGCCATCCACATTGCCGAGCACCTCGACGTAATGCCCGACCTTGATCGCTTCGGGGGGCGTCGCGGCGGAGCCGTCGGCAACCAGCGTCTTCGGAGCGAAGCCCGAGCTGAAACGGACGATCCAGTTGCCAGGGAAGCCTTCCCGCTTCGAGGGGACGTTACCGTCCTCGTTCGGAGTCGCGGAGTCGCCGTCAATGATCTTCCACGAGAACTTCGGGCTGTTCCACGTTTGCGGGAAAGCCGCTTGGCCGACGGCGAGGATCTTCTTGCCCCACTCGGTGTCCCACCAAGCGGCCGAGCCGTTCTTCGGGATCGCGACGCCAAAGAAATAGCTGACGCGCGGGGAGCCATCCTGGTTCAGCAGCGGCTTGCCCTCCTTGTTCTTGGTCTGCGGATCGACGAGCGAGCCCATGACGAGCCGGCCGACGGGGAACAGAATGTCTGTCTTGTGATTGCTCATTTTCCAAATACCTTTCGAGTGGTGGTGAAGTCCATCTGGGCTACTCTGAGTTTGCCCTTCGGACGGGTAGAGTATTCGCTAATGACGGACTCGTCAATACCCAATTTGCGTGCGGCGGCCGGGGTCACCGGAGCGGCGGGTGCGCGAAGTTGCTTGCCGTACATATCGCCCAACGCGAAGACGTCCTCGGGTTTGGCCGTCCACACTTCGCGCGGCTTGGACGACTCCACGATCCAGCCGGGAACCTGCCCGCCTTCCAGCAGCGTCTTGAGCAGCTGCTCCTCCAGGCCGCTCTCCATCGCGTCGAGTTGCTTCTTGGCGCGCTGCACGAGCGCGAGGTAGCGCCCCGCCTCAGCAGGCGCCAGATCGAAGGGTATGCTCGTGCCGGCTACCGCGGCGGCTTCGAGCCCGGCGGCTTGCGCGGCGTCGCATCGCGTCCTTGCGCGGCAATCGCGGCATGCAGCCGGTGACGATACCGTTCGAGCGCCCGGTACAAGAGCAGCTGCCGCCGCAGATCGCAGCTTATTGATGAGAGGACGGAGGTCAGAGGCACGACATTCCCACGATCGGATCGGTCCGTCACGATGGAAACTCCTCGGCTGGATGATGTGGAAGCGTACCGGCGTCATCTGGTCCTGCAGTCCGTCGAGGCGCGCCAACAAGTCCGCCGCGTAGCACGTCAACTGGGCGTTCTCGAAGACCTCGACGAACCGATGGCCGTACTTGTAGTCGAACAGGTCAAGCCCCGCCGCATTCCAATCGTCAGCGTCGGGCGTCCCCCAGCAGGACTCGTGGATCGCGCCGGGCGACGTGGCGTGCTCGACGTGCTGCGGCAAGCGGTCGCCGAGCACCGAGCGGACATACTCGACGTACATCCGCGCCCCCTCACGCATCGGCTCGTCCACGACGTAACCGTTGGGCGCCGACCCGCCGACGTCGGGCAGCCAGCCGGTCATGAGGAGCATCTGCGCGACCCAGTGCGCCGCCGTGCCCTCGCGGCTTTCCTCGGAGTCCTCCCTGGGCACGGCGGCCTCCATCGCGACGCTACCGGCGCAGTGCAGCCACCGGTGCGCCGAGCTGGGCGCCAGGCGCGCGTGGTCAGTCATCGACGTGCTCCAGCGAGTCGGAGGGCCACATGTACTGGGTGCCGAGTACCTCAACGCCGTAGTCCGAAATGCGCTCGATAACCCCAGAGGCGCCAATCACACGATCCATCTCGGGCGACATCCACGAGTTCGTCCACCCGGGCTGCTCGGTTACCTTCCGAGCGATACGCACCCGGTCGCCAACCTTGAACTCGCGGAGTTGCGGCCGCTCATCATCGAAAGGTTCACTCGCGTCGATAGTCGCTTCGTCCTGTCGGCGCTCCGCACGGATCAGCCGATCCAGCTCGCAGAGCGCCAGCGCGATGCCCTTGGTCAGCTCTTTCTTGCGGTCGTCGGGGCTGGGCTTGAAGGTATCGAGGCCCCAAGGCCAGGCCCCGGTGTACGCCGTTTCAGAAGAGATGTACGCACATGCGGCTTCGGCCAATTCGTCATTGGTGTACCCATCGTCCCGCTCCTCGCTGAAGCCCTTGACGTTGCGGATGCGGCCCAGCTCAGCGACGGCCAGGTCGATCGCGGTGAGCGCGGGCATCGGCTCGCCCGGCTCGATGACCTTGGCGCCCATCGCTGCGTCCATCGCCGGCCGGCCGCGCAGTTCGAGGGTGTACGCCGCTTGCAACCGCTCGATTGGTTCGTTGTTGCCCGAGTCGAGCGCGGCAAGAATCCAATCGAGCCTCTGGGTATCGGTGCGCATGTCAGGCTCCCAGCGTTTCGAGGATCGTCGCCCACATGTCGGGGCGGGCGTTGGCTTCGTGCAGACCGCCGGGGAAGCCCAGCGTCGCCATCTTCGCCGCGAGGTCTTGCGCCGTCAGCTCGCCCAGGGTGATCTTCGCCCCGACACGCTTCGCCAGCTGACCGAACGTCAGCCCGTCGCCCGCAACGGGTGCGGCGGGTGGCGCCGGCGGGCCCGGGGGAGCGGCGGGTGCGGCGGGTGCGGCGGGTTCCGCCGCCGCAGAGCCGTGCGTCTGTCCGCGCAGTTGTGCCTCGATCTCCTCGACGACGTGTTGCTGCACGCCGCGCTTCATGCGCCAGCTGCCGTCGGCGATCTTCGCGCGGCTGGAGGCGTGGATGCGCTCGTCCCACGGCAGGCCGTTCTTGTCGACGTCAGCGGAAGAAACCGGCGGCGCCGCGGGGGCACTCGTAGACGGTGCGGCAGCCGCAGGCGAAGGGGCACTCGGCGGCGACGGAGGGGCCAAAGGGCCGCTGGAGACCTCGTTGTGCGCGGTGAAGTGCACGCCGCCCTCGGGCAACGGCTGCCTGCCGAACTGCGGGTTCTCGGCTTCGAGCTTGGCGAGCGTTTCGGCTTCACCTGCGGCCGCATGCGCTTCCAGCTCGGCGTACTTCGGGGAGAGGGCGGCGGGGGATGCCTCGGCGCAGGCCCGGGGCATCGGGGGGAGCTGCGCGAGCCAAGCGCTGACTTTTGCGACGTCAGCGGGCGTCGAGTGTTCGTTGATGGTGACTTCGATACGGATCATTTGCGGTCCTCTCCTTGCGTGGGTTGGGTGTTGACGGATGCTGACGGTACTCGCATACTATCGGCACTGTCAATAGGGACTTTTCGATGCCAACGCTCCGACCGTACCAGCAGCAACTTGAGGACGAAATCGACGCGGCGTGGGCTGCTGGCGCGCGGACGGTCATGGCGATCAGCCCTACGGGTAGCGGCAAGTGCCTGGGCCGGGGGACGCCCGTCATGTTGTACGACGGCTCCGTCGCGCCCGTTGAGACGATCAAAGTAGGCGATCGTCTCATGGGGCCGGACTCGAAGCCGCGTCGCGTTGTTTCGGTCACGTCGGGGCGCGAGCAGATGTACCGCGTAACCCCCGTAAAGGGCGACGCCTACGAGGTTAACGAGTCTCACATCCTGAGCCTGAAGATGACCGGGACGGGACGCGTTGTGAATCTGACGGTGCCCGAGTACCTGGCGGCTTCGGCGACGTTCAAGCACTGCGCGAAGGGCTGGCGGACCGGAGTCGACTTCGAGCCACAGCCGCGCCCTTTCATCCCGGCGTACCATTTCGGAGTCTGGCTCGGCGACGGCGACAGCAAGGGCTTCGCGATTACGACGGGCGATTGGGAGGTCGTTCGCGAGTTCCAGAGTTTCGCCAGTCGAATCGGGCACGCATGCAAGGTCGACGTGAACTCCGCGGGGTCGATTCGACTGAGCTTCCCGAAAGAGGTAGGCGTCAAGTCCTTCGGACGGGGCGGCGGTCCACTCGGCAACGCGCTGCGCGCTTTGGACGTGGTCAATAACAAGCACATCCCGCGCCGGTACTACGCGACAAGCCGCGACGATCGCTTGGAGCTACTGGCCGGCATCCTCGACTCCGACGGGCACTACTCGCACGGGAGTTACGAGCTTTCCTTCAAGTCGGAGCGGCTGATGGATGACGCGATCCGCCTCGCGCGTTCGTTGGGCTTCGCCGCGTACAAGGCGCCGATGCGCAAGCAGTGTACAAACAACGGTGCTTGGGGTGACTACTTCCGTTGCAGTATCAATGGCAACCTTGAGCATATCCCTTGCCGCGTCGAGCGCCAGAAAGCGGCTCCGCGCTTGCAAAAGAAAAACGTATTGGTAACCGGCATCCGTGTCGAACCGATCGGAGAGGGCGATTACTTCGGGTTTGAGCTGAGCGGCCCCGACCGCTTATTCTTGCTGGGCGATTTCACCGTCACGCATAACACCGTCCTCTTCACCAACGTCCTCGCCCGCGAGCGCGGCGCTTCGGCGGCCATCGCGCACCGCCGCGAGCTGGTCACGCAGATGAGCCTGGCGCTGGCGCGTAATGGCGTGCGGCATCGCGTGATCGGGCCGAAATCGGTAGGGCGTGACGCGGCAAGCATTCACCTCGACGAGTTGGGCCGCAGCTACATCGACCCTAATGCCCGTTGCGGCGTGGTCGGCATTGACTCACTGCCCAGTCTCAACGAGCGAGACCCGTGGCTCGCCCAGGTGCAGACGTGGGTCGGCGACGAGGGGCATCACTTCCTGCGCGAGAACAAATGGGGCCGGGGCGTCGCGATGTTCCCCAACGCGCGCGGGTTGCTGGTCACGGCGACGGGCTTCCGCAGCGACGGCAACGGGCT